TTCTACCTCTAGGTCTACCTGGAGGCGGACAATATCGGATTGGCAGCGGGCCAGATTGGCAGCTAGCACTAGGTCCGAGTTAGTCCACGTCCCAGCAGCGCGAGCGAGTACGATAGCGTCCCAGAAAGGGAAGTCCGCGTCTCGTAGCGGGGTATGGGCGAGGGGCTGGATAGCTCCGAGGGATGCAGCTTGGGCGGACTTAACGGCAGTCGTAATGCTGTCGCTTCTAACTCGTGCCATTAGGTCTCCTATTGTTTGCTCCAGCGGGTTTTCATCTCCACCGGATGTTTATCCGTTCTCGGGCGGCTGGGGACGCTCCACGAGCCTCCGCCTGCTTCGCCTTCGAGAGTCCAGCCGGAGGCCTTCAGGCTTGTTCCTGGCTCGGACGCGAGGATATAAGTGATAATCTTTCGGTAGCCCATAGCCTTAGCCGCGTGCCACGCAGCAGCGTAGAGCTTGGAGCAGGCGTTTTTAGTTCCGTCCGTGCAGAGGCGGGTAACTTCCGCCGTGTATCCATCGTCATAATGGCGGGACACAGGCCTACCTACGCAGACAATTCCTACAAGCTCTCCGCCGTTTTCCAGTCCGATAGCGAACTTGAGACCCTGCGGGGGCCTGTGGTGCCTGTGCTTCTCTACAATGAATGCGGAGGCCGCTCTGTGGGTAAGCGGGACTAGCCGCATTAGGATTCCTTTCTATATATGGGCTACGCGTGTGCGCATTTACACACGCGGGCGTGAGGACTTACGGATAGCGGCTGTGTATGACGTATGCCCCGCAGCAGCCGTAGCTCATTGGGGCGGTTCTCATAACCGCTATGCGTAAATCGATTTAACGGGCCTACAGGCCGATGGAATGGTTTGGACTACCGAAGACAGCACAAAGCCCCTTGTAGCCCGTTACGGGCGATTCTGGAGCGAATGCGGGATATTCAGGCCGGACAGGGACGTTACTGCCCGTTTATTTGGACTTAGCGTTATTTCAACTGGGACCAGTCGATGTCCCGGCCACGATAGCCTAAATCTGGCCTATCCCCCCGCCATTAGGCTATACCTATGGTAGATATTGCAGGCCAATGATAGGACGAATGTAGATATTACATCGGTGTTGGTATATTACAACACATTGCCTATCTGCCTCATATATGAGCAGGCCACACGGTACTAGATGCTTCGAACTTATATTTTTATAAAGTTAAAGTGTTCTTATATCGTTAAGCACTTGAGTATTCTCTATGAGTCCTCAGTCTACGACTGGTAGTCCTCTAATAGCTAACACTGAGGACCTACACTGCTAACACTGTCTATGCTTTAGGTAGCTTGTCTCTCATATCATCTATTCCAATGATGTAGCTTAGAGGTAGGTAATCCATCTTCTGAACTACCAGACTTAAGAACATAGCCTCTATCTTTGGCTGTCTTTATCTTATGACAGATAGAGCAGAGTAGCTGTAGGTTATCATCATCATTAGTTCCACCATGTTCTAATGGTTTAATGTGGTCTACTTCACCTACTCTTACTGCTCTAGAGCAATGTCTACATGAGTAGCTATCTCTAACCCTAATACGTCTACGTTGCTCTACACCTTCTCTACCTTGGGTACGAGAATAGCGAATGCTGGGATTAGCCATTAATAGATAATCCTTTAATAGACTTATTATAGTACTCTGGTCTCCTCGTCGCTTCGCTCCTCGGATAGAACTACCGGGAGAGGACTAGGAGATTATTAGAATTAATAGGGCAGGCCGCTACCTGCCGGGGAGTGCTGCGGGCCACTCTACCGCACGGGAGGGGTTCTCCTCTCCTTAGCTCCCGGCTATTTTACATCGTGAAATATGGCCCGTAACTCGTTGATTTTATTGGGTATCGAGAACGGGCCTATTTCGGGTGCTCTAGGCCTGGGCAACGGGCTTAACGTACCTCTGGAGCGAGGCTAGGGACTTATGGCCGGTCATATTCCAGACCCTCTCAAGCGGATATTGCTCTAATAGCCTGTGTATGGCCTCGTGTCGAATGTCGCCCATTTTGAGATTATCTAGACCTGTCTTCTTTATTAATCGGCTGGCAGCTACTTTCAGTGTGTTGTCTTTAAGACCGTCGAATACTTCCCCGGAGGACTTTGGGCCGAGTGCGAGTAGCGTAGCTTTAACTCTTGCTGACATCGGGATTATGCGGGGACCGTTCTTACCGTTAAGGCGTATCTCTCCCTCATTCAAATAGATATTGCTCCAATCGAGAGAAAGAATATCAGAGACTTCTAGAGCAGCATCGAACGCGAGGATTATAGCGGGAGCTAGAAAAGTACTCTTTGTAGAGAGAGCCGCATTAATTAGAACGTCCTCCTCATAGGGCGTTACTCGCCTAGAGCGTAAATCGGACTCGTCAGAATTAGAGGCTGTTACTGGATTCTGTGGAATGCGCACACCCAGCCACTTACGAGAGTGCTCTATTATTTCCTCTAGAGTGTCTGCGAGTCCAAGCTCACAGATTGGCTGCACACTATCCGCAGTAAGGGCCTTTACTGGGACATCGGCTAATCCGGCCTGCACGATAGCCGCTAATGTCTCTCGGACCGGCGCTGTATTGTGGTGCGTCTGGTACGCCTCCGTAATCTCTCGCAGAGTGGGCGAGTACACGGGGACCGGGGGCCTAGTGCGTAAGTTTCTCAAGCGCTGCTCCTCTAGCTTCGCCCAGGCTACAGCTTCTTCGCGTGTAGGGAAGCTCCCGGATACGGGTACATGCCCCGTAAGCCGAATCTTCGCCTGCCACGTCCCAGTGTCCCGCTGGGTAATAGTTGCCACTAAACCTCCCTCATATTGTGTGTGCGCGTGCGTGTGTGATGCGCGCGAATCTAGCCGCTTCTGTCCCGGACTGTCAATGATTTTCTATTAGGTACTACAAAAATGCTACAGCGTAGTAACGAGCGTGTCCAAGATGTAAGCAAACGATACAATTGGTGCGCTTCAAAGGCATCTATGCCAGCGAACCCAAGCGCAGCAACGGTCCTACAAATACTTTGTACATACCTTATGAAAATAGTTGACAGCGAATGTGTCCCAGCGTACATTACGTACATGGCAGCGAGATGTAGCGAGAACGGCCTAGCCCTAGCGGGCAGGAACGGTAAGCGAAGCGAGCAGCCTGGAGTAAGTAGCAAGCAGGACAGCAGGAACGCAGATGGTTACGGCCTACCAGCCCGTGCGCAACGGGATAATGTGTCGGAGTCGGGGAGAGCAGTCCCAAGGGTAAGTCGCCGAGGGAAACCAAGCCGATGATTAGGATAAGAGGCGCAGATGGGTATACCGCAAGGTATTTCCGGAGCCTGAACCTAATCCGAACTACGGTTCGTTAAGCATCCTGATAGCATACAGGCCGCTTACTCAACCGTTAGAACCTGAGAATCGTATGACGAATACCGAACACAAGCAAGTAGCAGAGCGCGCAGACGTTATGCGAGCTGGAGTAGAGAACGGATTGAAACTGTGGTTTAACCCCGCGCGGCAGTGCTGGTGCCTGGGCGGAGAACCGCAGCAAAAAGCGCAACGTACTAACTAGCAGAGCCGCATACCCCACACATGAAAAACAAACTGTACTTCTCCCTCGCTCGTAACGATGGACAGCCGGACCTCAAGATGTTCGACGTAGTTTGTACGCTGGCCGGGTACGCCTACCAATGCTTCCACGCGGAGCCGGGGCAGGACGAAGCAGGCGTGTTTATGGAATTGGATGTGCAGTACGTAGGCCCGGTAGGATACGAGGAGAGGAGTGCAGCGCTGCTGGCTATGGCCTTGGGCCAGTCCGACATCCGGACCCCGAGGCAAGCGTTTATTTTTGCCTAGAAAGTTCGGAATACTACGGAGAACCCGAGCAGGGCGTCTCTCGTAACAGTTAGAAACATACCTTTTTACCTTTTGCCCGCCTCCGAGCGGGCTTTTTCTTTTGGAGAATCACACATGCAAGCAAATAACGGTAACGGCTCCCCGCAAACGAACAAGGGCCGTGAGTTCGACATCGAGCGTAAGCACACGGCAGGGCAGTTCCTCCGGGCACATCCGGAAGCGCTGAAGGTAATTAAGGCGCAGGGCAAGGCGGCAGAGGGTAGCTTCTCGCTGGGTTCTAACGCACGTTTCAAGGCTGCATAACATGGTCCGAATCATCCGAGGCGCCGCCCCGAGCATTACCGAGAAGGTAATCCAGTCCGCAGCGTGCAAGCTCACGGTAGACGTGCTTAAGAAGATTGCAGCGCGAGCCGAGAAACATGGTTTGCTAGTCCAGTGGCAGCACGGCTACCCGTACATAGACGGACATCGAGCGGACCGATGGCAGGAACTCAGCAGCAAGGCCGGTAGCCGGGGGCGGGACCAGAGATTTACGGGCTGTTTTACTGCGACCTCACATTAAGGATTCCTCATGGACAAGCCAGTAAAAGATATGACCCCGGCAGAGTTCGCAGCGTACGCGCTGGGCCTTAAGCCGCTCCCGAAGCTGTACTAGCCGTGCTGTACGTCCTGCTGGCTATCGCTCTCCTGTATCTCGTCGCAAGGGCTTGCTACCAGATAGGCAAGGAAGACGGCGAGGAATCGGGGTTCAAGAGTGGCTATAAATTCGCGCGGTACCGCGCACTTCAATACACGCACACAGAGGGTTACGAGAATGGACAAGCAAGTTAAGGCAGGCGACAAGGTTAAGGCTACGGACAAGGCTTCGGGCTGGCCGGACATTACTCCGGGCAACGTGTACGAAGTACATAGCGTGATAGGCGATACCGTACGGATTCGGGATGATGCCTCGGACCTTAACGTCCTGACAAAGGACGAGTACGAGCTTGTCTCCGAGCCGGAAAGCGCAGTAACCGCGAAGGCTGGCGACATCATTACGCCTATCGAGGAGAGCAGCGGTTTTACTCCGGGTAAGGAGTACCGCGTTAAGGCCAACGATAACGACAATGGATGTGAGTTCCTGGACATCGAGGAGGACGACGCGGGAGAGTGGCGTTACCGCGCAGCAGCAGGTTTCACTATCGTACGCCGCGCAGAGGAGCTTGTAGAGCAGCCGCAAGACATCTACCTTATCTCCGGCTTCTCCTCCGAGTTCCCGACTCTCGAAGCAGCGGAGCAGCGCCTTACGGACGGCTACGGCCTGCACGGCGAGGAGTACCGCATTGCGAAGCTTGTTAAGACGGTCCGCGTCCAGCGCGTTACCACTACTACCCTGGAGGCAGTATGAACAAGGGAATCAAGGCGGGTAGCCGCGTAGTCTGCATTAGCTCTAATGTGTTCCTGCCCCTGAAGGAAGGCAAGACGTACACGGTAACGGAGGTGTACGAGAGTCCCAATATCGGAACCGCTCTCCGCCTCGCAGAGCTTCCGCCCGAGGGTGGATACAAGCTCTCCCGCTTCGAACTCGCACAGTAACCCACCACACAAGGATAGAACATGGAAAAGGCATTCAAGGCAGGCGATAAGGTCCGCTGCATCAATACGAAGGGCTGGTACAACATCACAGAAGGCAAGGAATATGCGGTTCTCGAACCGGACGGAAGCGGCGTGCGCATTGTGGGCGATGACGGGACCTACAACACGCCGATGGTGCACCGCTTCGAACTCGTAGAGGAGCAGCAGTACACCATTACCTGCCGCTACCCGAACGGCGGGAAGGGCGTTACCGCGTACTTCGACAGCGAGCAGGAAGCACGGGCCTACGTGCGTGAATACGGCTGCGCCACATACAGCTACGAACTCCGCGCAGTCCCGGCCCCTACCGTCCTCCGCGTTACGGAGCGCACTGTCCGCGAAGTCTCCGAGGTTTGATCCTCGCAGTCTGTAGCCCGCTTTTCTTCCTTGCTGTACCCGTACTTCTCTCCATCCAAGTAACCCGCAAACTAAGGACTACAAATGACACAAATTGAAAAACTCAAGCAGCGTATCGCAGCGGACACGGCGAAGCTCGCAGAACTCGAAGCAGCCCAGAAGGCAGCGGACGCAATGCAGAACCTCTCGCAGGGAGACGCTGTGGTCTTTATGTACGGACGTGGCGAGACTCGCAAGCAGTACACAGGCACGGTGCGCGCAGTCTTCGAGACGGACAAGGGCAAGCGCGTAAAGGTGCTGGCAGGCGAGGGCGCAGACGAGGAGATTTACGTTATCGAGCCGTCCGCGATTGTGGCAGTCCCGGACATCTTGGGCGGAGCACTGCTTACCGCGTCGCAAACCGGCTTGATTAACGGCGCAGCAGCGGACCCGCTCGCGTCGATTCAATGAACGTAGCCGTACACAAAACGGACTTCTCTACGGACATCATTCCGAACGCGAAGGAAGTCCGCCCCGGCTGGCGTTACGACGACATTGTGATTATCGATGAGGACGGAGACGACCTCCGTTACGACAACCGCGATGTTACGTCCATCGAGATTCGCCCTTAACTATCAGGAGAACACATGCACCAAGTAACCGCAGCAGTCCTCGCAGCTATCGCCTCCCTCCGCAACGTGGCTATTAAGGTCCGTGCCCGTGTGGTGGAGATGCACGTAGCGAACCTGGGCGCAGTAATCGAGCGCGCTAAGTCGGACTTCGACGCAGCACAGGGAGCGAAGCAAAAAGCGCTGGACCTGTACGCCTTCGCCTGCAAGGAGATTAACGAGGCGGACGCGAAGATTCGGGAGGCCGTGGCCTTTGCGAAGGCGGAGGCAGCGAAGCACGGCGCGACGCTGGAGGGCTGAGTATGAAAATTACCCTTCCTACCCTTGTCTTTATCGTCTTCCTGATTCTCAAGCTCGCGGGCATCGGGGTAGTAGCTACGTGGTCCTGGCTGTGGGTTACGTGCCCGCTCTGGATCGGCTTCGCCGTCTTGGGAGGCTGCGCCCTTCTGGCAGCAGTAGTCGCCCTGCTCGTGGGAGGCGCTGCGGCTGTACTGAAACGTAAGTAACCACAGGAGCGCGGATGGATGATTACCTGAAGTTCGCGCAGTCTCTCCCGGAAGGCTCGCACAAGAAGTACACGCACTCGTGTGGGCCGGGAGAGTGCCGGATTGTGTCCCACAAGCGGGACGGCTGGGGCTGGAGTTGCTTCCGCTGCGGGGAGAAGGGCTGGACCCCGAGGCCTGCGGAGAACCTTGCGGAGAAGCTGGCCCGCCTAGCCCGTATGAAGGCCGCAGAGGACTCCGTAATCTGGGACGCTACATTGCCCCTCCCAGCCGAGTACGAGCCGCAGGCGTGGCCGCTGGATGCCCGCGTATGGCTCTATAGGGCGGGTATCAGCAACGTAGAGATAAAGCAGCTAGGTATTTACTGGAATTCGCGCCTTGCCCGTGTGGTGCTGCCTGTCCGGGACGAGGCCGGAAAGGTTATCTACTGGCAGGCCCGCACGCTGGACAAGGCGAATCCCCGCAAGTACTTGAATCCCAGCGTAGACAAGGCGAGGCTCGTAGCGCGATACGGCAGCGGGCCTGCCCTCGTGCTCACTGAGGACCTACTCAGCGCGTACCGCGTGTCTCGAGCGGGCTTCGAAGCGTGGAGCCTGTTAGGCACGAAGGTAAGCGACTTCGTAGCTACGCGGATTATCGAGTTAGACAAGCCCGTAGCCGTCTTCCTGGACCCGGACAAGGCGGGCAGGGAGAACGCAGCAAAGATTATCAAGGCCCTCCGCTCGTACGGCGTAGGCGCTATCAATATCCAGTCCGAGAAGGACCCCAAGTTACTAAGCACGGAGGTTATCCAGTGTCTTCTAGCAGCGCGACTAAGAAAGAACCCCTCTCATTCGCAGGCGAGACCTTTACTAACTGGTGGGAGCGAAACCAGTTTGATGCATCCAACGTAGATTTTAGTTCCGCGATGCTGGCATGGACCGCAGCGCAAATTTCCGCGCGCCCGCAGGAAGTCCCGCAGTACCGGCGAGTAGGGGCCTCGTGGGACGGAATGATTCTGTACGTGAGGGTCCAATAAGTGCTAGAGATTACGCTCCTTAAGCTGCTCCGAAGTCGGGAGCGAATGGAAAGGATAGGGCGGTACGTCCCCAGGGACGCGCTGGACGTTAAGACACAAACAATTCTCGCGGATATGCAGGCCTTCCTAGCGGAGTCCGAGGTCCCCGAGATAACGATAGACCCCTTCTACGTGTGGTTCTGCCTCCGGCATCCGACCATTACGCCAGAGCAGCGCGGGCTTTATAAGGCCCTGCTGGACCGGGTGCTAGTGGACCCCGTGGACGCGGAGCAGGAACGGGGGATTATGCCCCGCCTCCTCGCTGCCGAGTACGCCAATAAGGTAGCGGAAGCCCTCCAGAAGTTCCAAGACGGGGAGGAGATAGACCTAGGAGCCTCGCTGCGGACTCTGGGCGATGCCTACGAGAATGACCTAGGTAAGAAGTCCGCCGTACCGTGGGTAGAGGACGACATTAACGACATCCTCCAAGAAGATAAGGACGATGCGGGCCTCCATTGGCGGCTGGAATGTCTCAATACCGTTATGCGCCCCGCGCGTCCGGGGGACTTTATCCTCATGGCGGGCAGGCCGGACAAGGGCAAGACGACATTTGTAGCGTCCGAGATTTCGTACATGGCCGCACAGATGGACGACTTCTACGGCGTGGGCCACGGGCGGTACGTTATCTGGGCCTGTAACGAGGGGCCGGGTAAGCGGATTGTCCAGCGTATCTACCAGAGCGCACTTAACGCCACGATGTCCGAGCTTATCCAGATGTCCACGGCGGGAACGATCAAGGGCAAGTACGCACAGGCCGTAGGCGCACTGGACCGTATCCGCGTAGTGAATATCCACGACTTCTATAACCACGAGGTAGAGGACATCTTCAAGCGCTGCCCGCCCGGTCTCGTGATTCTGGATATGGTGGATAACATCAAGTTCGGAGGCAGCGCCCTTAACGGCGGGCAGCGGACAGACCAGATTCTAGAAGCTCAGTACCAGTGGGCGCGAATGATGGCTGTTAAGCACGATACGCCGGTTATCGCTACGTCCCAGATTAGCGCGGACGGAGACGGCCTCCAGTACCCAACACTGCCGATGCTGAAGGACAGCAAGACAGGGAAGCAGGGCGCAGCGGACGCAATTATCACGCTGGGCGCTGTTAATGATCCTGCCTACGCTAACTCCCGGTTTATCGGTCTCACAAAGAACAAGCTCCGCCGTCAGGGTGCTCCGTCTTCACCTCAATGTGAGGTGACATTCGACGGAGAGCGCGCACGGCTCGTAATGCCACAGGAGGTCTAATGCGGTACGGCGTAATTATCACGCAGCAGGCAGGGACGGACACGGACCCTAAGCACTACTTGACACGCGGAACACTCGTCCGGGTTATCCGCGAGACGGAGCTAGGGACGTTCGTTACGGAGACGCTGTACCCGGTCTTCGGTATCGAAGATGTGTTCCGAGGATACCGCTACGAGAAGCGGACGCAGTACCTAGATAGAGACGACTTCGCGGAGTTCCCGGAGTGCCTGGGGCCGATGCTGGAGGCCTTCGCGGACTTGTTCCGTAAGACGCGCGAATTCTTTGGAGTTTAAATGGGTATCCCGACTGGATTTAAGCCGAACCTCGCAGCCACGCTCACGAAGCCGGAGCTTATCAAGTACCCCGTGTACTGCTCTCCGAAGATTGACGGTATCCGCTGCGTAGTCTTCGACGGGGTAGCGTACTCGCGGAGCCTGAAGCCTATTCCTAATGAGTTCGTACAGGCCTGGGCGAAGGAGAACGCGTTCTGTCTGCACCTGCTGGACGGGGAGCTTGTGGTAGGTAGCCCCACGGACCCTAACTGTATGCAGAACTCCACCTCCGGGGTTATGCGTATCAAGGGAGAGCCGGACTTCTCCTTCCATGTATTCGACTACGTAGATCAAGGACCGACCTACGAGCAGAGGCTAAAGGACCTTATGGAGCACATCCCGGAGATTCCAGGCGGGCGGGTGACTCTGGTTAATCAGCACATGGCCCACGGCCTGCCGGACCTGGATAGAGAGTCGGACTTCCTGGAGCAGGGCTACGAAGGAATGATGATTCGACACCCCGACAGCCGGTACAAGTACGGACGCAGCACGGAACGCGAGGGAGGCCTCGTGAAGGTCAAGCGCTTTACGGACGCGGAGGCGGAGGTTATCGGCTTCGTAGAGGAGATGCATAACGGGAACGAGGCGAAGACGGACGCCTTGGGCCACACGGAGCGCAGCACGGAGAAGGCGGGCCTTGTAGGTAAGGGGACGCTGGGTGCTCTCGTGGTGCGAGACGCACAAGGCCGGGTCTTCAATATCGGGACGGGCTTTACGGCTGTCCAGCGTGCCGACCTCTGGTTACGCCAGCCGGATTATCTGGGTAGCCTCGTGACCTTTAAGTATTTTGACCACGGCATTAAGGAGTCCCCACGGCATCCGGTCTTTAAATCGTTCCGAGCGAAGGAGGATACATGAGCAAGCCGAAAATTTGGAAGTGCGGCCCCTGCTGGGTTTGCAACGTCTACGGCGAGCATTGGCAGGACGGGCACACAGGGTACGGGGATACCCCGGAGGACGCTTACCGGGATTGGGCGGCGAATTGCTACCTGTAATCCTCACAGCTACGGGCCGGTACTTCGACTTATCGAACCCGGACCCGGCCAGTATTGACATTGAGGACATCGCTACGGCCCTGTCCCGTATCTGCCGCTTCACAGGACACACGCGCAGCTTCTACAGCGTCGCACAACACAGCGTCTCCGTGTCTCGCCTCGTGCCCCCGGAGTACGCGCTACAGGGCCTCCTCCACGATGCAAGCGAGGCGTACCTAGGCGACGTGTCCAGCCCGCTTAAGCAGCTTCTCCCGGATTACCGCGCTATCGAAGCGAAGGTAGAGGCCGCTATCGCGGAGCGCTTCGGGTTCTCCCTCCCGCTGCACCCGTCGATTAAGCAAGCGGACCTCCGGATGCTGGTAACGGAACGGCGGGACCTCATGCCCCGAGCGCTGCCCCCGTACGCTGGGGTGGATAAACAGGCTTGGTACTGGACGGACAGCATCGAGCCGCAGCGCGGAATGATTATCTGGGGGCAGCACCCAGCGACCGCCCAAGCCGATTTTCTACACCGCTACAACGAACTGACAGGAGCTTGATTGGATACGGCGTGCGTGGACCACGGATGCAAGGGTAGCCGGGGCGAGTACTCCACCTGCTGGTACGGCGGGCGGTACATAGGAAAGCACGTTCGGGCCTTGATTATCCATACAGGGGAGCAGCCTAACGGGAGGTTTGCACTGCATAGCTGCGATAACAAGCGCTGCATTAATCCCGAGCACCTGCGCTGGGGCACGCACTCCGACAACATGAAAGACGCGGTAGAGCGGGGCAGGCACGCTAACAATCTGCGCAATTTCGCCCAGACTGAAAACCGCAAACGAGGCGCGGAGCAGCGCGCCGCGCGATGGACGGAGCTACAGGTGCTCACAATGCGGGCCTGCTACGCGGCGGGCGAGACGCAGACCTCAATAGCGGGTCGCTTCGGGTGTAGACAGAGCGACGTTAGCCGGATTGTTAGAAAGGAGTACTGGAAACACATATGACCTACTGCGTATTTGACGTCGAGACAAGCATTAAGAAGTACATGAAGCGTAAGGCTAGTCCGTTCCATCCCGATAACTTCGTAGTGGCCTCCGGCTGGAAGCGGCAGGGCGGGGAAGTCGTAGGCGAGTACTTCGGGCGAGGGCCTAGGCCGTTCGATTGGTTCACTAAACTGCTCAAGGCGACGACCATCCTTGTAGGCGTAAATATCAAGTTCGATTTACTCTACGCGCTGCGGGAACCCCAAAATTTAGACGCGTGGATGGACTACGTAGCGCGCGGGGGTACTGTCTGGGATTGTCAATGCGCGGAGTACCTGCTCCGAGGTATGGAGCCGTCCAGCCATATGCTGGCTATGGACGAGATGGTAACGGCCTACGGCGGGAACGTGAAGATTGACGAGGTTAAGGCCCTCTGGGAGGCCGGGGTAGATACTCCGGACATCGATAAGGACCTACTCATGCGTTACCTGTGCGGGGACGAGAGCGGGCTAGGCGACATCGGGAACACGGAGAAAATCTTCCTGGGCCAGCTTGCCAAGGCCCGCAAGTCCGGACAGGTTAAATCCCTCCTCCTGAATATGGGTAGCCTAATTGCTACTACGGAGATGGAACGTAACGGCCTGTACGTGGATAGGGAATTGGGCCTGAAGCTCGCGGAGGAACTTCGAGAGAACCTGGACAAGATGGAAACGGAGCTTCGCGCGTACCTGCCCGAGGGCCTGCCGTTTGAGTTCAATTGGTCCAATCGTTATCACCTCTCTCCGCTTATCTTCGGGGGCAAGGTCAAGTATCAAAAGCGTATGCCTATTCTGGACGAGGACGGGAAGCAGGCGTACACGCAGCGCGAGGAGCGACACCTTTACATTAAGGCCAAGCCCACGGTAACGGCGGACGGTAAAAAGTCCTTCGAGACGATGGCGGTAGAGGACTGGCAACGGCTGGACCATCCCCCCGAGCCAGTCCGGTATGTGGGCGGGAAGAACGCGGGCGAGTACAAGACGGTTACGAAGAAGGTAGACGACCTCAGCAAGCCTAAGTCCGCGATGCGGGACTTCTTCTACGACTTCCCCGGATACACGGAGCCGGAGGCTAGCTGGGCCAGCAGTACCGAGGGCCTGTACTCCGTCTCGTCCGAGGTTATCGAGGAGCTAGGCGTCCGGAATATCCCGTTCCTTAAGACTCTGGCAGGCGTGGCGAAGCTCAATAAGGACTTGACTACGTATTACATCTCGACAGACGAGAAGACGGGTGAGCAAAAGGGGATGCTTACCCTTGTGGGCGAGGATAGCATTATCCACCACAGCCTTAACCACACATCCACGGTTACGGCTCGCTTCTCCTCCAATAACCCGAACCTCCAGAACGTCTCGAAGGGCACGCATAACGACCCGAAGACGGAGAAGTACTGCGAGATTAACGGGAAGCCGGAGGGGTCCCAGATTAAGCGGGTCTTCGTGTCTCGCTTCGGGCCGGACGGACAGATTGTGCAGTCCGACTTTACCGCGCTGGAGGTGTACGTACAGGCGATTCTAACCTTGTGTAAGCAGCTTATCGAGGACTTGAAGCTTGGCCTTGATATGCACTGCGTACGCGTCTCCCAGAAGGAAGGGATTAGCTACGAGGAGGCGTACCGGCTGTGCGTGGTGGAGGCTAAACCCGAGTGGAAGAAGAAGCGTACGGAGGCGAAGGTATTTAGCTTCCAGCGGGCGTACGGGGCAGGGGCTAAGAAGATTGCGGACTCTACGGGTATGGCGATTGAGGACGTGGAAGCCCTGATTAAGGCGGAGAACATCCGGTATCCGGAGCTTGCAGCCTATAACGAGGCGAAGACGGCCCGTATCAAGGCCAGCCGCAGGCCTACGCAGAACATCCAGCCGCACCCGGAAGTTAAGGGCCTTATGTGCCAGCTTGGTAAGGGGCGCAGCGTTACGCCCGATAACAAGGTTTACAGCTACAGCGAGTCCCCGTCCCCGGCCTGGGCGATTCGTCAAGGCGGACTTCCCCAGAGCTTCAGCCCTACGGAAATCGCTAACTACGAGGTGCAGGGAACGGGCGGGGAGTGGGCGAAGGCCGCTATGTACCTCGCAGTGCGGGCCTTCTACGCTCGTAAGAACTTCGGGGGGAAATCGCTCCTCACCAATAACGTACACGATGCAGTGTACGCGGACTCGCATAAGTCGGTACTCGTGGACTCCAGCGCAGTGCTTCACGCCTGCATGGTTAATGCCTCCGCGTACATGGAATGGAACTTCGGCTGGACGATTCCCGTCCCGGTCCCGAGCGTTACCAGCCACGGTAACAATATGATGGAAGAACGAGCCTTCGGAGCAGACTTTGAAGAACTAGCCAGCAAATACACCCTAGACATTCGACAGCAGTATATGAACGGCTATAAGCCCTCTTTTCTTACGCACTAAAACATAGGACTACTAGACACATGGCATACGACCTTAAAGCAAAGATTGCAGAAGCAGCGAAGACCGGCCCGAACATGACGGAAGCGAACGCAGGCGGAGGCGACTACACGCCCCCGGCGCAGGGTATCGCCCAAGCTCGCTTCGTCGCCTACTTGGAATTGGGTATCCACGAGGAAAACGACTACAACAATCCCGGCCAGAAGAAGGATAAGAAGAAGGTAGATTTGGTCTTCGAATTGAGCGGCCCGAACCATGCCCCGCGCAAGCTGGACGACGGTACGCTTGTTCCGCAGCGGATTACGATTAACGAGAATCTGGCCTTGGGCGATAAGGCGAACTTCTTTAAGATTTTCGCTGCGATGAATTACGCGGGCAAGGCTACGCACATGGCGGAGCTTCTGGGCGAGGCCTTCCTCGTCTCCGTCTACCACAAGAAAAGCAAGGACGGCAAGAAGACGTACGCCACGCTGAAGGGCAGTAACGACACGCTTCCGGTCGGAGACGGCTACCGCATTACCGGCCCGAAGTATCAGGACCCCATGAGCGGTAAGGAAGTCCTCGTAGCCGTGGCCCCGGCCCTTACGGACCTCAAGGCGTTTATCTGGGACTTGGCTGATAAGGAGATGTGGGACAGCCTCTTTATCGATGGCGAGTACCCGGAGCGTAAGGACGAGAAGACGGGTGCTGTTATCAGCCCCGCAAAGTCTAAGAACGTGATTCAGAACAAAATCCGCAGCGCTAAGAACTGGGCCACGTCCCCGCTCTCTGCGATTGTTGCCGCAGGCGGAGCTACCCCGGACCTCCCGGACGCAGAGACCCCGGACCGTGTGCCGGGCGAGGACGACGAAGCCCCGTGGACGGACGCAGCAGCGGACCCGCTCGCAGCTATCGGCTAATGAATGAGTCCCTCAGAGCTAAGATTGCGAAGGCGGCAGAGGACAAGCCGCAGTTCGGAGCGGGTACGTTTCCCGCAGTCGTTCTGGGACGAGTACTTCACCTTGACGGGGATTACCTCGCGTACTTCGCAGCCGGGAATGATGATTGTCTGCCCGGACAAGCTAGACAAAACGCCTTCGGGCGAATTGAAACGACCCGGCTTCTTACCGGGTCTGAGTCCGTTGTCCTCCACCTCTCCGCTTCGGGATGCACTAAAGCGAATCGCTACCTCATTGCGACGGTAAAGCCCTATCAAGGGCAGCGCAGCGGACGCAAGCCGCGTAACTGGCAGTACCTCCGCGAGGTGCTGGAGCATTACGAGGGGCCTAAGTTCCGCCCGAAGGTCTGGGTAACGCGAGAAGCGGATGACGGGGTAGCGTACTGCTCCACCCTTGAGCATATCGCTATCAGCACTCGGGACAAAGACTTCCGGATGCTTCCCGGCCTGCACATTAATTGGATGACGTGGGAGCGTACAGAGGTCCCGCCTGGGGCGTATGACGTGCAGGGCGAGGACGGCCTCCAGTACGGCCTTAAATGGTTCTGGCTCCAGCTCCTCCAAGGCGATACAGCGGACCACATCCCCGGCATTCCCAAGCTATTCGGGAAGCAGTGCGGGGAAGCCGGGGCGGAGAAGTACCTTGCCGGGACTACCTGCACGGAGGACGCCTACGACCGCGTACAGACCGCCTACGCCGCTCATTACGGTACGGGCTGGGCAGACGCTCTCGTAGAACAAGCGGGCCTCCTGTGGCTGCGTACGGACGCCCAAGCGAGCATTGCAAACGTAGCGGAGGCGTTCCCCCCGTGCCCTCACATTAACCGAGCGCTTGAGCGATTGCAGGAGCGCGTAACACAGGGGATTAATGAGCTTCAGAAAATTAAAGGCCACTGAGCTAGCCGCATGGCGGACAGAGCAGAAGGCACGGCAGGCGGGACGCTGCCCTATTACGGGCTGGCATATGACAGAAGACGTAGTAGCGGACCATTGTCACCGCTCCGGAATGATGCGGGCCACGCTACCCCGCTGGGTTAATGCAGTACTAGGCCGCGTAGAGAATTGGGCGGGACGAGTCGGAGGCGGGACGCCTGCCCCCTTGTTCCTGCGTAAATGCGCGGACTACATCGAGCACTACGAGCTTAACCCCTCGTTTGTTTTCCACCCGCTCCACAAGACCCCCGAAGAAAAGAAAGAGGCTGCGAAGAAACGCGCTGCTGTACGCCGTAAAGCTAAAAAGGAAGCGCAATGAAGAAGCCCCGTATCCTCTGCCTGGACATCGAAACAAGTCCGATTCTTGGTTATGTGTGGTCGCTTTGGAAACAAAATGTGGGACTTAACCAGATTGCGGAGGAGTGGTGCATCCTCTCGTACTGCGCGAAGTGGCTGGACGACCCTCGCATTATCTACGCCGATAACTCGAAGCAGAAGAACAAGGAGGACGATACCCGTATCGTTAAACGCCTCTGGAAGCTGCTGGATAAGGCGGACATCGTAGTAGCCCATAACGGGAAGTCGTTTGACGTGCGGAAGATTCAAGCCCGCTTCCTCCTGCTGGGCCTCCCGCCCACGTCCCCGTTTAAGGTAGTGGATACGCTGCTGGAGACGCGGAAGCATTTTGCTATGACCTCCGCGAAGCTGGAATTCCTCACGGGCAAACTCTGCACCACGAAGAAGCTAGCGCACGCTAAGTTCCCCGGCTTCTCTCTGTGGAAGGAATGCCTTGCGGGCAATCCGGCTGCGTGGGAGGAGATGAAAGTTTATAACATCGCGGACGTTGTGTCGCTGGAGGAACTGTACCTGATTCTCCGCCCGTGGATGCAGGGGCACCCGAACGTAGGCAATTACGATAAGTCCGAGGATACCGGCCCGAAGTGCCCGCACTGCGGTAGCACTCACGTACACCTTAAGGGCCTGCGCTACACCCAAGTCGGACAGTATCCGCGTTACCACTGCCAGGGCTGCGGAGCGTGGAGCCGGGGCCGTCTCACGGTTAATTCGAAGGCCCACAAGGCTAACTTGCTGGTTTCTTAACAGGGGAACGGATGATTGCTGAATGCGTAATGTGTGGGGGCCTCAATGGCTCCCACAATCAGTACTGCTCAATGTTTAGCGCTCCGGATGTCCCGGAGCATCCCACGCTTAAGGGCCTGAAGTATGACGGAGGCAAGCCGCGCTTCTCGCTTCTCCGCTTTGGCTGTGCCCGCGCGCTGGCTGGCATCGCTAGTGTCCTCACCTTCGGGGCTATCAAGTACGAGGCCCATAGCTGGCGGGAAGTAGAGGAAGGAATTGACCGTTACTGGTCCGCGATGGAACGGCATATGTCCGAGATTGGTAAGCACGGTCTGGACAGTCGGGACCCGGAGAGCGGGAAGCTTCACATAGACCACATCAATACTAACGGCCTGTTTATCTCAGAGCTTATCCGCAAACACTACGGGATTGAAGATTGAGCGCAGTAGCAGAAGTCCTCCGCGTGAGTTCGTACCGCGCCTTCTACGACCTTATAGCCTGCGCCCTTCTCACAGGGAACACCCGAGGCGCACGGGAGCGAGTCTACGAGGCCCGCGAGTACCTGCCCCAGATCGAACTACACAAGCTAGTACAGGAACTCGAAGCCGATTACTACGAGTTCGCCTACGAATGAGGGTACTCGTAGCGTGTGAGTACAGCGGGAGAGTGCGAGACGCTTTCACCGCCAAAGGGCATTACGCCATGAGTTGCGACCTACTGCCTACCGATGTGCCTGGCCTGCACTACACGGGCGATGTATTCGACATCATAGGGGACGGCTGGGACCTGATGATAGCGCACCCGCCGTGTACGTATCTGTGCTCTAGCGGCCTGCACTGGAATAAGAGAATCCCCGGACGCGAGCAGCTAACGGAGGAGTCCCTTGTCTTCGTCCGCCGTCTTCTGGATGCTCCGGTAGAGAAAATCGCTTTAGAGAATCCCGTAGGCCGGATAGGTACAGCAATCCGGAAGGCAGACCAGACCATACAGCCGTATCAATTTGGGCACGATGCCAGTAAGGCTACCTGCCTCTGGCTTAAAGGTCTCCCGAAGCTAACGCCCACGCAGCACGTACCCGGACGGCTAGTTATGTCGAAAGGAAAGTTAGTAGAGCGATGGGCTAACCAGACGGATAGTGGACAGAATAACTTAGGCCCGTCCGATGATAGATGGAAAGAGCGAAGCAAGACCTACGAGGGCATAGCGCAAGCAATGGCCCAGCAGTGGGGATAACGAAACCAGACGAGGACTAATGCAGACCATTGCAGAATATCAGCGCAGCCGAGAGCAAGCAGCCGCAGTAGAAGTTAAGGCGATTCCGGAAGTCCGTCCCTTCGCCCGTAGGCACGTTGAGAAGCTGCAAGAAGAAGGTAAGAGCGCGTTAGTTCTGCGTCAATTGGTCCGCGAGGCGGAAAGCTCCCGCCGTGTGTCCACAGAGGAAGCCCTCGCGGAGCACGCGGAAGCGCTGGATGTCCCCGCATTGCAGGCAGGCCTAGACGCGTTCCGCGCAGCGCTGGAGACGGGCAAGCGGACGGCCCGGAAGGTCTCGAAGATTGAGCACAAGGGCGGGAAGTACAATCCGATTAACGCCCTCTCTGTGGACGCCCAGGCAGAGGCTACGTGGGATGCTGTGGTAGCGGCTGCGGGCCGCATGGCGGACGCGGACCGGCCCCTCTCTGTGCAGACCCTCGCGGGAGCGCTGGGCGGAAGGCTGCGGAACCTCGCAGGCGGGGCGAAGGAGTACGGAGAACTCGGGTACGAGCGGGCCGCGCTGCTCCTGCTGGATCACTTCGGGGCCGCTACTGGCTGGCTGGAGGAGAAGACGGGCGAGACGCGCATTATGTCGAAGACCCGGAAGCCCAATACCTACACCCTTACGGACAAGTTCCTTACTGAGGTGCTGGGCGGGGGCCTCGCAGCCGACTTCTCCGAGCGTCGCCCGATGCTGGTCCGTCCGGTCCCTTGGACTACGACAGCCACACACGGCGGGTATCTTCACTCCCCAGTACAGGCAGTCCGGGGCACGCCTAATCCTATCGGCTCCCCGGTAATCGTCGCTGCGCTTAACGCCTTGCAGGACACGGCCTTCCGAGTTAATCGGGAAGTTCTGGCCGTGGCCCGTACCTTCAGCACGAACGCGGAGGACGTAGGCGGTAGTATGGTTCTGGGCCGTTACACGGAAGCTCGCCACGATGTGGCAGAGCACGTCCAGCGGGCTAAGACAATCCGCAGCGCTCTTACCCTGTCCGCCATTGCCGAGCTTGAGGACGCGGAGGAGTTCTTCTTCCCGTGGAATTTGGATTGGCGGGGCCGGATGTACCCCGCTACGAGCCTCATTAGTCCGCAGTCGGCAGACCTGGGGAAAGGGCTCCTGCAATTCGCGGACGGTACGCCGCTGGGACGCGAGGGCGGTAAGTGGCTTGCTATCCACCTGTGTAATCTCGCAGGGGCGGATAAGGCTATCGTAGGCGGTTCGTACCAGACGCGTACTCCGGAGGAGCGGGAAGCGTGGACGCTGGAGCACAGCGCGGAGATTCTGGCCGTGGCTGCGGACCCGCTGGCTAATCGCGCGTGGCATCTCGCGGGAGGCTTCGGGCTTCAGAAGGTCAAGCGGGGCCGTGTGGTTCCGGTAGCCGTGGACAAGCCGTGGCAGTTTCTCGCGGCCTGTTTCGAGTGGGCGTCCTTCCAGGCGGAAGGCCCCGGCTTCCGTAGCCGCCTCGCGGGTGCTCTGGACGGTAGCTGCTCCGGAGTGCAGATGCTCGCAGGTATGACCCGAGACCGCAGCGCGGGCACAATGGTTAATCTGGTCCCCGCACCCCGAGGAGATGATTACTATGGGCGTATGGCCGGGGCGCTGTCCGAGCGGCTGTACAAGCTCGTGGACTCCGCAGACGCGGACGATATGGAGCACCTCCGCTACTGGTCCGAGCAGACGCTAGACCGGGACCTCCTGAAGGCCCCGAGTATGACGAAGGTTTATAGCGCAGGCACGTACACCTTCGGGGAGCAGGTACAGGCGAAGACGGGAGCACCCGAGCAGGAGGCTATGTGGCTGGCAGCACGCATTAACGAATGCTTCGCGGACGTGGCTCCGGGGATGCTGCGGGCTATGAGCTACTTACAGGAAGTCTCGGACGTTCTCACGGAGGAAGGCATAGCGCTGTACTGGAAGACGCCCGCAGGGCTGCACGTCCAGCAGGCCCGCTTAAGCCTGCGTACGGTTACTCTGGAGACCCAGATACCCGAGGGGCCGCGTAGGTATCGGCAATTTACAATAAATGGGGACGGACTCAGCAAAAAAGGGCAAAGAGCAGGAGTAAGCCCTAACTTCGTCCACGGGGTGGATAGCTCGCACATGGCTATGTCCATTAACGCGCTGCACGCTAAGGGCGTCCGTAACTTCTGGATGATCCACGATAGCTTCGGAGCACCGTTCGCCCAGTGTCAGGACGTATTCGATACGACCCGCGAGCAGTTCATCGAGCTTATGTCCGGAGACCTGCTGCGCCAATGGACGGAAGACGTTACGGCCTTGCTGTCCCCGGAAGGAAAGGCGAAGCTGCCAAGCCTCCCGGAGTACGGAGAGCTAGACCTTAACGAGGTCCGGGACTCTGTTTATGCGTGGTTCTAACCCGTAGGACTACGGACGATAATACTTATTATGACAAGTCCGAGAGGCAGGACGTGTACTCCGCCTGTCTCCGCTTCACGAGGCCGGGTAGCTTCTGGCCTCCGCCGTACACCCACTTAAGTAGCTCGCGGCAGGCTTCCACATGCTTACCCGCATTGAGCAGCCGCAGCAGCGTACTAGACCCGAACGAACCAGCGCCTACATTAAATACGAAGTCTGTGTACGCCAGGGTCTCTCCAGCCGATAGCGGAACCCGCACCCGAGCAGCTACGGCCCTCTGCGCCGTTAGGATGTCCTGCCCGAGCAGGTAGCTGCAAACATCATCCGTGTACACCTCTCCAGCCCGTAGCGGCTGTCCCTCTGGTCCTGTGTAGGCGTGTCCTACACAAACCGTCTTAATGCCTACTGGGTCTACATAGACCTTGGGCGAATTCCCTTCCCACCCAGCAGTAAAGAGCGCGGTAGCCACAGCAGCAGCCCCGGCGATACGGGCCACGATAGCCCGATTAATGGTCGGTATAGGACCTCCTTAAATTAATTGTCACTGTCCCGGCGAAAATAGTTGACAGCTAGAGACCCAGGGACTATTCTGGAGTCTCAGTAGCAGACAACACGGGACGGGCCGAGATGAACTACGCAAAAATGTACGCACTGGTAGAAGCCGAAATGATCGTAGGCGCGCGCGGTTCGATGCCCGCAGCCGCCCGCGATGCGTGGATGTCGGCTTGTGAAAATGCGGGCTACTCCGCAGACATCGATTCCGCGATGTACAAGGCCTACGCCTTCGACTGCCTGCCGGAAACTGCGTCCTTTCAGGAAAACGCGGACGTGCGGGCCTACTTCGAATCGATCGGATTTACCTACTAACCCACCCGCCCGCTACGGCGGGCCTGTCCACCACGCCTTAAGGAGACCTAAAAGAATGACCGTCTACACAGTAGAGAGCGAGTACCACACAGTCCGCGTAGAGCACGCCGCAGGCTGGTACGAGGTGTACGGACCCGAGGGCAGAGTTACCCGCCTTCGCTCCTTGGCCCGTGCGGAGCGCTGTGCCCGTGCCGTAGCCCGGATGCTGCCGTAATGGGACGCCTCCTAGCCCTGCTCCGGATGCTGTCCCGCGAGCGCTGTGCCCGCCTGCTGGCTTCGGACCCGTGGCTCTCGGAGGCTACTGCGAAGCTGGAGGAGTTCAAGCGCTTACACTCCCACCTTTTTAACGATACGAGGAGTAATTGAAATGAAGGAAGAAAACGCGGCCCCGCAAGCCGAGCGTGCACCGCGTGAGGCGCAGCCGGTGGGGCCGAGAACAACGCTCAACTATGACGGCACTTTTGATACCACGTGCGCTCATTGCGGTGGAAACGGATGCTTTGCTTGTCTTAAAAGCGCAGCCCCTACGCCTGAGCGTGCGGACGCCGACACAGCGGGGGCGAAGCCGACTTGTCCTCACTGCGGGCTGACCGACATTGAGTTTTCGCGCGTGTGCCACAACTCGGCGTGCTCGGGCTATGCGAAGGAGGAATCTTTCTATCGGGGCTGGGAGAACACCGCCGCTCCCGCGAGTCAGGGGCGTGCGGACGCCGGGAAGGATGCGGCGCTTCTCGAAGCTCTACGGAAGATTGCAGCCATCGAAAACAAAATGTACGGCGGAGATTGGGACGAAATAGAAGAAGCGCGTTCTATCGCTAGTATCGCAATCCTAGCCGCGAACAAGGAGCCGAAGTAATGCCGAAGTCCAGTAGCCCTCGCAAGCCGCGCAAGTTACGCGAGGTCAAGAATCACATAATGTATCTGAAGAACGCTGACGAGCCGATGCAGGGAGAGGAACGGCTCGAAGTGCTGACAAGCGTTCACATGGCCGCCCTCTCCTTCTCGCGCGGCACGGCGACCAAGGCGGAATGGGACACAATCGTTATTGGCATGAACATTGCCATCGTCCTGAGCGAGAGTGCTGGCAATCGCGAGATCGGGCTGAAAGCGCTGTACGACGCGCAGAACGCCATGATCGAGGTCGCCGAGCGGTTCCATGTGCGAGATAGCTTTGTGCTGACGGGCGATGAACTGCGGGCGATGAATGGCGGGATTCACGTATTCGAGGCGCTTGTCGACACGGTTAGCCGTCGGCAATATACGCGTGCGTGCGCCGAGTACACGAAGCGGCTGAGTGCGGGGAAGGCTGTCCAGATCCGCAAGGGGAAGGCGACAGAGCGGTTCGAACTGAGGCAGGCTGCGTAACGCTACCACATGGTACTAGTAGCTACGGATACTAAAAGGTATCAGTGACTACTAGTACCATCTGGTATATGGTAGCTTCCGATACCAACTCGGAGGTGGCATGCCAACGATCGTATTCATCAGCCCAAAGGGCGGCGTCGGCAAAACGACGTCATCGCTCACGCTCGGCACGCAGCTCGCGAAGCACGGCGCCGCGGTGACAATGGTCGACGCCGACCCGAACCGGCCGCTCAAAAAATGGGGTGGGGGAGGGCGCAAGCCGGCCAATCTCGAGATTGTTTCTGACGTCGACGAGGAAACGATTCTGGACGCGATCGATGGCGCTGCATCGACTACACCTTTCGTGATCGTCGACCTCGAGGGAACAGCCGACAAAATAGCGCTCCTGGCGGTCAGTCAAGCCGACCTCGTGATAATCCCCATGCAGCCGTCAGAACTCGACGCCGATCAGGCGAGCAGGGCGCTTCGAGTGATCGCGCAGCAGGAGCGTATGGCGCGACGCGCGGTCCATCGCGCGGTGCTTTTCACGCGCACGAACTCGGCAATCCGCACGCGCACGATGACGCACATTGCGAACTCATTGCGCGAGGCTGGCGTCCCGATGTTCGATACCGAGCTAAACGAGCGCGAAGCGTTCCGCGGCATGTTCTCGTTCAATGCGCCGCTCGAGGCGCTCGAGCAGTCCGACGTCGCGAACGTTCCGAAGGCGATCGCCAATGCAGAGCGCTTTATGAACGAGGTTCTCGAGACATTGCGGCGCAACGCGGCAACAGAGCAGGGGGCAGCATGACCGAGCGGAGCAACCCATTTGCTGACTTGGGCGCAGAGTTCAAGCCGAAGCCGGCGAAGCGCGCGACGGCTGTCGATCGGAAGGTAATCGACGAAATAGCCAAGGAGCACGACTTTCCGAGCCGTCGAGCCGAGCAGGGCGCTCGAGCAAATCGGCGCCGCAACGCGACCGGCCGAAATCAGCAGATCAACATCAAGACGACGGCCGACGCGATCGCACGGTTTTATGCGCTGGCAGATCGGAAGGGCGTTCCACTCGGAAAGGTTTTCGAAGATGGATTGGCCGCGCTCGAGCGAGACGGATACTAGTAGCTACCAGTATCGGTAATCCCCGTATGGATAAGCCGGATGCCCCCACCACAGGGGCGGGGACATTCCCGCTGCGCGGGATTCCCGACTTACCCACACTCGAGCCTGACGCGCCGCTATGCGGCTTGCCCCAATGAGAGAGAAAGCCAAGCAAAGAACCTGAGAGACAGATCTAGAGGAAATCGGCCGCAGAGCCTTATTCCATATAGAGCAGGGTGCAAAAATTCGCACTCAAAGGTGCAAAAATTCGCATGAAACGATGCAATGCGCGTTGCACCATACAGTGTGATTATTCGCACCGATTCGTGTATTGAGCGCTGCACCGCATGGTGCTAGGATGGCGGCACCTTTCGGAGGTGCTTATGTCCACTGTGTTTAAAGGGTCGCGCCAGCTTCAAGATATGGCGACGGGCGAGATCATCGATACCCAGGTTGTCGAGAAAACCGTCGGCGACGTTGGCTTTCACAAAATCTGGCTTCACGAAATCCTCGAACTGGTCGACGAGGTAGGCAACGCGAAGATGAAGGTGCTGCTCTGGCTGCTCAGCCATGCGGACGCGCAGAACCGAATCTATGCGACGTGGAGCGAGATCGCCGAGAGCACCGACACGAGCCGGCGCACAGTCGCGGCACTGATGGCAGCACTGAAGTCAGCCAACGTCGTGAGCGAAGTTCGGCGCAGCGTATGGCGCCTGAATCCGGACGTGATCTTTAAGGGCGATCACAACAAGCGCATGTCTGTGCTGATCCGTTACAAGAACGAGAAGCAGAAAGACCTATTCGACGATGAGCCTGCGCCGGCCAAGCCGCAGAATCTGCGCCGAGTCGCCTGAGTTATCCACAGAAACGGTGCGTAACCCTGTGCGCAATTTACGAACGATAACTTCTAATTCGCAAACATGAAATCTTGGACCTACGCCGAATTGACCGAAAAGACCGAGCGCGAGATTCGGGACGCCCTCAACGGTCCCGACAAGGAACTGGGGCGCACATGGGCATGGGGCGCTTACATGCTGTGGCACAGCTTGACCTCTTTCGAGCCAGGATGGACCCAAGAGGATGACAATCGCCTAGCGAACACGATCCGGGAATTTCGATAAACTATATTATGTCAACCGCGAAAAAAGTTCTGCTCGTCTGATGAAAGGCCGGTAATATCCTGACGAAACCACCTTGGCCCAAAGACCGAGAACCAAAATGAACGAAAACATCGGGGAAGTCGCCGCCATCCAAGAAGCGGCGCAGCAGGACGTACGTGAAACAGAAGCGCAAGCGACCGATAGGCCGCCTGCACTCGATCACATGCCGCCCGGCATGATGATGCGCTACATGGCGTGGCGTGATTAGCGAACCCGGCGCGCGCGGATGAAGCCGTTGCAGGTCATCGTGCTTGTGATGAAGGTCGATTGCGCGACCGCATAAACCGTCGTCGTGCTGGCGAGGCTAACGCGCACCGTAGGCGAGTTCTGAACCTGCGCCGCGCCTGCCGGGAAGCTGCTTGCGAGCTGCACATAGCCGCCCGTATTCGAGCCCGGCAGCGTGGCCGACGTCGTGTTGACGCCCGTTGACAGGATCGACGGCACGGTTGAGCCAGCCGGAACGAACGTGACAACCGCCGACACATCCCAATCGCCGGCCGGCAGGCTGATGCTGGTCGCATTGCCGGGCGTCGCCGTCGTCAGCGAGGTTCCTGCCGTCGAGTTCGTCAGATATTCGCCGACGATGCCCGATGCCGCGTTGTTGTTCGTCGCGGTGCCTGACACGTCTGCCGATGTCAGCAGCCGGAAAGCCGGATCTGCGCCGATGCCGCTACTGGCGAGCACCGTGCCGGCTGCGCCGATCGATGCCGCAGCGAATGCCGTGCCACCGCCCTGCCCGAGCACAACGCTATGTGCCGGGAATGAGTTCTGACCAGTGCCGCCGTTGACAACCTGGATCGCCGACGCCCCGAGCACAGCAGCGAGCGCGGCCGCCTGCGTCGTGGCGCCAGTGCCGCCGTGCGCAATATCGACGGTCGGAAGATCCGCCACCACGAGCGATCGGAAACTAGGCGCAGCAGAGCCGCCGCTAGTCGGACCGGCAAAGACGGTATTAGCCGTCTGCGTGGAGATCGCGCCCTGAAACGCCGTCACGGCTAATTGGACATCGCGCAAGCCGACCGGCTGCGTCGGGTCGTAGCAATGCAGGACGCCACCAGCCGGCGCGACTGACTCGGCGGGAAGCTGGTTAAGACTGATGGTATTTGCCATTTATTGCGCTCGTAAAAAGATCGTTTAACCGCGGTTGTCGGTGTTGATGCGCGGGTCTGCCTGTGCTTTCCCGCGGAAGAACGATGCGACACCGAGCACGGCGCCGATCGTCAGCGTCAGGTCGGTAGAGAGGGAAACCGGCTGCACATGGAACAGCGGCAGGACGAACAGCGAAATGATGTAGAAGCCGAACGTGAAGCCGATAAACGGGCGCCAGGTGTACGAAGGCCAGTGATCGGACTTCGCCTCGCTCTGCATCGTGTCGTTGACGTCGCCGATCGCGTCAGAACCGGCCTTAATGCTCGCCTGCTCGGTTGCCGCGGCAATCTGCGCCATCTGAACCTTGAAGTCGTTGTCGGCCTTCTGAAGCGCTGCAATGGCGTCCGGAGACAGACCGGCTTGAATCGCCTGCGTCACCTGGTCGGACGTGCCGTCCTGATGCCCGAGCACCGCGCTACTCACCGCGCGCAATGCGGCGCCCGCGACCATGCCGGCCGGGCCGCCTACGACAGACAGAGCCGTCGCCAATGTCGGCGCAACGCCGCCGAGAATCGACTTCCAATCCATGTCAGACCCCTTTGCGCATCATGTCGGCGAGGCGTTGCGCCCTGCCCTTTACTTGAGTGGCCCACGTCGAGTTGAGCAGTTCATTCGCGGAGACGTCGTATTTGCCCTGGCGAGCCGCCGTGAGCGCTTTCACGAACCCGAGCAGGCGCGTTATCCCCATGTTGAAACAAAGGTTTGCTATGACACGCTGACGCACGTCGTTAAGATCACGCCACCACTGCAGGTTGCGGTCGAGATCGTGGAATACGTCTTCAAGGTCATCGCCGAGCAGCGAATTGACCTGCGTGTCGTTCAGCGGAGGCTTCCACCCAATCGTGAGTGGCTTGCTATCCATGTTGTGACCCACGCCGATAGTCCAATTTGGCGGATTTGCCGTATCCAGATACGGCAGATACCGAACGCCTTCATCGCGTCGCAGCTCGGCGATCAGCGTTTGAAGATTTTGGTTATTCATTGACGGGCTTTCCCCTCTTCAGCCGCTTTATGGCCGAATACAGTTGCACTGCGGTATATGCGATAGACAGCACGAGCAGCATTCGCGGAAAATTGACGTCACCCCAGGCCAGCGCTGTGACAATCCATGAAGGCGTGGTCTTTACCACCGACCCGATTACTGCGGATGCTTCTGATTGCATCGGTTTCCCCGAAAAGAAAGCCGCCTCTGTGGGCGGCTTGGGTTTATGCCTTCTGGCTGAGGTCTTGTTCGATCGCATCGATCGTTTCAAGCGCGGAATACAGGCCCAGCAGGCTCTTTTCGGCCTCCTCCTTCATTCGCACGCCGTCAGCCAAAAGCGACTTGGCTTGCGAAATCTGGTTGTTCAAAAATGCGCGTCGTTCGTTGAAATTCATGTCTTATCCTTAGAATGCGTGATCGGCTGCTGCAAGGTCGAAGTAGCCGCGCCGGTCGTACGTCGAGCCGTTATAGACCCACAGTTCGATAGCGTTGGTCGCCACGTTGAACTGCATAAAGGCAAAGCTGCCGAAGCCCAGCCGCTGATCGCGCATGTGAATTGCGCATTGATTCGGGCCGGTGCCATACGAAGCAGCGGCCTTCAGTCCGACGTCGAGCCCAATGCCGCCCGGCGTGATGCCGGTTCCATCAGTCGATGCGCCATACTTGAAGTTGATAAGCGTCTGCGGCTGCGCCTGAATGTCGATGCCGATGTGATCGACAGAGAACGTTTTCATGTAAATGCCGGTGCGCCACTGGTTGGCAACGCTGCCGCTGGCAATGCCATGCGCGAAAGTGTTCTTGTTCGGGCCGAACGAGATATTCCAGACACCGCACGTAAAGGGCGCAGTCGTCGGGAATGTGTCGTTGTAGGTGTAATCGCTGCCCGAATAGTTGTATGTGTCGACTTCGAAGCCGGTAGCCGTCACAGCGTGGTTGTGCGCCCATGCCTCCGTGTACAAGCCCCACACCGCGCCGCTGCTCACGCCATGCGCCGACGATGCCAGCCCGACCGATTGCGCCGCGCCGCTGGTCGACTGGTCCTCAAGGTAGAAGTACCCGCCATAGAGCCAGCCAGTGCCGCCCGGAAGCCGCTTGTGCGTGACGTAGAGCGCCGGGATCAGGTTCGCCGCGGTGTCGCCTGACACCGACTTGTCGACGCGCTGAATGTAGGCGGTCGGCGTCGTGCCGTCCGTGGTCGGATTGGCCGCCGTGCCATGCCACACGGACATGCGCTTGCTGACGTTCGGCGTTGCGTTGTACGTCATCGACGACGCTTGATGCGCGAGCGTGCCAGTGCCAGAGAGCGATGCGCCGCCCGAGAACTGCCAATTGATCGTGCCGGGCCCGGCCGTCACGTTCGTATTCAACAGATACGTGCCGTCAGGGATGAACACGTTAAGCACGGTGCCGGCCGCGCATGCGTTCTCGGCGGCCTGGAATGCGGGACTATCGTTCGTCGCGCCATCACCCTTCGCGCCGAAATCCTTGATGCTGATCCGCTCGGCGTTCTTCTGGTGCTGGTTGCGCGATACGGCGCCGGAATACGGCTGCTTGACCGCGACCAGCGCATCGCCATTGCCGACAAGCGACGGATCGGCGAGGTTCGACTGAAACAGCACGAAACCCGAGTCGGCCGACTGTACGACCTGATCCCAAATCGTCACGCCCGCGGAGTTCTGCACCACTTGGCGGAACGAGCCCGATCCCCAAATGACCGCCTGGCCGTTGGAGTCGAGCACGACCGGGTTCGTGTTCGGGACAGTGCCGGACGAGTCCTGATACGTGTTGACCGGGTTCGTCGTGCCGGGCGCGTAGTAAAACACTTGACCACCGGCCAGTGGCGCCCCGTTGCTGTCGATGAACTGGGATTTCCCCAAAGGCAAAATTTGCATGTGGCCTCAAAAACAAAAAGGCCGCACAATGGCGGCCTAGAATGAGAAAAGCCCGCACTGTGGCGGGCTTAAGGGGATGTCAATGAATAGCGATCAGTTTTGGCGAATGATCTTTACGACCGCCTGCATTGCGGCGCTCTCAGTCGCATACCCGAAACTCAAGGCCATATTCCTACTGGCCTGTGAGCGCTCGGAGGAGCGCATTGGACGCCGGCGCGGCGATTGGGACCCCGTAGCGCGTAAGCGCATTCCCTACTGGTGCCGCGAACGCGGGACGCGAAGTAAGTAACGCTTGCGCGGCCTTCTGGCCCGCTGCGGTGTACGGCAAAGCGCCCGCACCTATCGCCGCAGCAAGCGGAGCGGTGTAGGCGGGGACGAACGCATGACCGAGTGCAGCCGGGCCCATGAGAGCCAGCAGCGATCGGCCGGGCGTCCCTGAGTCGGGATACTTAGACCCCAGCACAGACTGGCCGGCGCTCGAAAAGTCCTGCATCAGCGCATTGCCTGTTGCAGTCGCGCCCTTGCCTGCCGACTTGTCCGCGCCTCGCACGGCATTGTTAAGTTGCGCCGCCGTAAATACGCCATCATTGTTCATCGCCCCCTGCGACCCGGCCGCGCCACGCAGCCGCACAAAATTTGCGTAAGCTGCATTCGCCTTCGTCAGATCCTGTACGGCATCGGCGGCGTTGTTCCGCGGCAACGACGATTCAACGATGTTCTTGATTTCGCCGATCGCCTGCCCGAGCTGCTGATTGTCGAATGAAGGATCGCCAGTGAGCCCGCGCGAGATACGGCCGAGTTCGCTTTGCACCCCCTTGAGCGTGGCGCCGTCCATCGTGCCCTGCGGCGACAGCTTGCCGGCAACCTGCGTTTTCAGGACGTTCATGAACTGCTGCTGCTGCGCAGCCGGCAACGACTGCGCCATCTGCGTGAGGTTGCCGAGGTCTGATTGAAACTGTGCATCCGGCTTGAACGTCAGTTTCGACAGCGCGCCGTCGTAGGCGTCACTGATGGTCTTTTGAACCGCCGCCACGCCTTCATTGCCGACAGGCCCGGAATACTTCTGGCCGAGCGGCGCAAGAACCTGATCGTATGTCGCCTTGTTGAAGCCCTGCACCGCACGCTGCTGGCCGTTCTTTATCATGTCGCCGAGAAACGGCACGCTCGTCAGCTTCGCCTCGGTGCGCGCTGCTGCGCCGCCGAGAATCTGGCCGGGCGTCAACGGAACGCCCGCATCGAGCAGCTTGCGTTGCGCCGCGCCAATCGTCGGCGATACCGCGCTTCCGATAGCGCTGACTAGCGGGTTAGCAACGGCGCCGACTGCTGCGCTCGTTCCGACCTGCGAAGCCTTCTGTTGCGCGTAAGTGTCGCCCGCATTCGTGACTGGAGTAAGCAAGCCGCTTGCGGCGCCCGACAAAGCGCCGGCGCCAGCCTTGGCAAGCAAGCCGCCGCCAGCGCCGGCCGGAAGCGCCATCAGCGGAGCGCTGCCAATAACGTTGCCAGCCGCCCGGCCGAGGTCAATGCCGGAGCCGCCCTGCGCCGCGCGCTGCTGCGCATACTGCGCGTCTTGAGACTGAATCGTCTGATCGACTTGCGGGACCGCGGCGTTAATGTCCTTTGCGAACTGTGAATCCGGCGCGATCTTATCGGCGAGCCATGCGCCGCCGTGAACCATCGATTGAACGCCGCCCTTGATGACGTCGCCAATACCCATCGTCACGGAACCCGGCGTTTTCCATTGCCCGCCTTGCGGTGCGGCCGGCGCAGATGGCGAGGGCGCGGCCGGCGCATCCTTAGCCGACATGACGCTATTTGCCATGTCGAGCAAAGGATCGCCGGTAGGCTTGGCGGCCGATCCGGCAGCCGTCGAGACGGCTTTGCCAGATTGCACCGCGTTCGCCATATCGAGCAGCGGATCTGCCATTTAAAATGCTCCCAAGGCTTTCATTGCCTGATAGTCCTTCGTCCACTGCTTCAAATGGCCCGATGCCTTCAGCTTCTGCATTGCCGCCTGCTGATCTTCCGGCGAGCCAAGCGAGCGGATATACGACACGTCAGGGTTAAACGACTGGTTCCACTTCGCCTCAAACTGCGGCAGCGCGGCCGTGCTGTTGCCGTTCTGAGCGAGGAAATTGGTCGTCGCCTGCTGGCGGTCGAGAACCGCTTGCTGCAGCCCCTTGACGTGGTTGATCGAATCAAGCAGCGCCGGGCCGTTCATGTTGTTCGGATCGGGCTGCCCTGCCTTCGCTGCGGCAAGGCGAGAATCGCTGCCCGACAGCCCGAGCGATGCCGCCGCTTGGTCGGCCGCGCTGTTCAGGTAGTTGGCGAGAAGCTGATTGTTCTTCACCGCATCTGTACCGGCCTGAATGCCGAACGTATTGAGCAGAGCCGGGACATTGAGCGCAGCATTCGCGCCCTTGCCCGCGATCGTGCTCTTGAGCGCTTGCGCTGCGAGGTCGTATGTCTGCATGAGCGGCTTTGCCTGCTGTGCCGCCTGTTGCAGTGCGCCGTAACGCTTTCCTGCATCGTCCGCGACACCTGATGCGCCCATCGGCGTACCGGTTGCCACGAAGTGAGCCGGGCCACCAGCCGGCGCGGCCTGGCCGGGCATCGGCACGGCCTGCCCTGCGCCTTGCTGGTTCGCGGCAGTCGGCAGCGGAGGCACGTTGATCTGCGGCGTTCCTGCGCCACTGACGCCGTTGCCCCACATTTCGCCGCGCGGAACGACGCCTGGCGTGTTGTTCGGACCCATGACGCCGACGGGTGACGTTGCGGATTCCGGCGTCAGTTGGTTCTGGACCGACGTCCCGATGATCCCCGGATTCGAGATCGCGTTCGTATCAAGGTATCGCTTCGTCATACCGTCGTCGACCAGCGTCGGCGTAGGCGTCATCGACTTAAGCTGCGATCCTGCATCTTGCAGCGATGCCAGTGCGCTGTTGCGCCATGCCGCGCGCCCCGCGGGGTCCTGCGGGATGGTCGACAGTTCGTGAATGACCATCTGCGGGTCAACGCCGAACTGGTTCACGAGCTGGTGCCCGAGATCCATCGCGTGTGCCGCGAACTGCGGGTCTTGCGGGTCAAGCGAGCCAAGGCGCTGCGTCACCGTGCCGAACATCTTTTTGGCGTTGTCGATCTTGTCGTTGCTCAGGCCAATAGACCCGCGGTCCAGCGTCTGCTGCGCTTGCTGTGCATCGAGAATGCTCTTGTTAATTTGCGGCAGGTTGTACCCGACACCGCTTCCCGCCATGATCGACCGGAACTTGTTGTAATCGGTATTTCCGCTTGCATCCGTCGCCTGCTTGAACGCGTCTGAGGCGGCGTTGTTGGCGTCCAGCTGTTGTTGCGCAGCGAGCCCATTGGCGTTATAGGCGCGGTACTGCGCGACCTGAAGCGCCGTTTGAAGCGGATTCATCGGCGCGGGCGCGTTCGCGTTTAGTGCGATCGAGGTATCGAGGGGCATCGTTAGACCGTGAAGTAGTTCGGGTTACCTGCCGACGTCGTGCCGTAAGTCGGATTTGCAGCAGCCGCCGCGCTGCCCGCATTGTTCTGAGACAGGCCGTACAGCATCGCGCTATTGCCCACACCGTTTAGCGCGCTCGTCAGAGCATTGGCGCCGCCAACGGTGCCCGAGGCGGCCGCGTTCGCCGCGCTCGTCAGCATGTTCCCCTGGTTGGTCGCCGCCTGTTGTCCAAGGCTGCCCGTCTGTGCCGCCGAGTTCTGGCCCATCGATACCACGCCGGAAAGCCGGCTGATCTGGTTGCCAAGCGTCGACTGGTTCGTGTTGTACTGGCCGAGCGCGCTGTTGTAGTTCGTGTTGTAGGCCGACTGCGACGTGTTGAAGTTCGTGTTATAGCTTTGCAGCGCACGATTGAACACGTCGTTATAGGTCGAGTCAGCAAGGCCGGTCGCGTAGTTCGCCGCGCCTTTGAGCGCCGCGCCTGACGTGCCGAGCCCGCGAGCCGCAGCGCTGTTCTGCGTCGACTTAAGCCCCTGATCGAGCGTGAACTGATAGCCCGGCGTAGCCTGCGCTTGCGCTGCGGTCGGAGCGGTGAACGCTGCCGGCGCATTGAACTTGTCGTAATAGAAGCCCTGCGTGAGCGCTGGGTTGTTCAGCAGCGATTGCAGGCTCGTGATGTTGTTCTTGCCGAAATCGGTGAACGGCTGAAGGTCCGTGCGCGTCTGCTGGTATTGCTGGTTTTGCAGATCGGCGGCGTATTTCGCGGCATCTGACTGCGTATTGGCCGCGCTCTTGCTCGCGCTCGCGCCGGCAATGCCGCCCACCAAGCTGCCGACGCCGCTTACGATGCTTCCGATAAGACTCATGTTTGCCTCGAATATGCAAATTGTTTGCAGCGCATTAAGATCGCTCCGCCCCGAATCTCGACTGGCTTGAACCCGAGCCGCTTGCAGAAGCGCATGCTTTTCTCATTGCCGATTTCAACGAGCGTTTCGGCATAGCCGAATTCGTCAATCGTGCGTTGAAGGTGCTGGATCAAATGACCGCGGATGCTGCTCTGTGGGTCGGAGAAGAAAACGATGTGTACTTCGGGACCGCGCTGCGCGACTGCGCCAACCTCTGCGCCGGATGACAGCAGCGGATGGATTAGCCATCCCTCAAAGTGCCGTCTGAAGTCATCCCACGCAATGCCATGTCGCGCCGCGTCGACGCACTCATACATTCGCCGCAGCATGCGTTAGACGCTCTCCGCGCCGGAAACCGTGCAAGTGACGCCCAAGCCGGTAGCCCAAAGCATCATTCCCGGAACGAGCTTGTGATTGATTAGGTTCGGCACTTGAATGGACTGGCCGGCCGGCGCGACGATCGATTCGACCGTCGTTGCGTCCGTTTCCGATCCGCTGACCGGGACAATGTAGAACTTGACCGTTACAGGCGCACCGGTCGGGTTCCAAAGGTTCGCCGCTTGGATCGTCGCGTAAGTGTTCGTCGGCGCCGCGTAGAGTTGCGAAGGCGATGCCGCCAGGACCGATTGAGCGAGTTGTTTCCAGGTAATCATGATTTCCCTATTACGAGTACGGTGCCGCTGATCGGCGGAGGCGGCTGCAGCCCTGCGATGGTCTGCTCTAGCGCTGTGATGCGCGCTCGCAGATCGGCGTTCTGCTGGCTTGCCGAATTGCTGGCTACCAATTCCTCTAGAGCAGCGATCCGAGCCAGCAGCGCGGCGTCTGGATGGCTCACGAAGCCGTTATCCAGCAGTAGCGCGTTCGCGCCGTCAGTGGAGCCCGGAACAACGCCCGAGATCGCGCCGCTTCGGTTGAATAGCGACAACACGAGCGGCAACCAAACGGGCGTGATTCGCCCTGTCTTTGGGTCGGTGAACGGCGCCCCAACATCGGGGAAGTTTTGTGCGCTCATGTTCTGGCCGGTGATGCGTCAACAAACGCGCCGTTGAGTGCTGTCTTGACCGGCGCGGACCATGAAAGCTCGAATACCCGGTCGCGCGAATAGCCGAGCCGCTGAAACTGGATCGACGTCAGGAACTCGCCCGTCTTGCCGAGGCTCGACATAACAGGGTTGCCCCACGATTGCCCGCGGTCGTCGCTCCACCGCAGCCATACCATTGGCGGCCGGGCGTCAGGAACAAGCGCGGCCTGCTCTGCGATGAAGCTGCTCACCTGATCGGCTGTGACGACCGTTGCGCCGCCGTCCGTCGTCAGCAATGGCGACGAATACTGCGTGAGCATGACCGGCTGATATGTGTTGCCGACTTCCATATCCGCGATGAACTGGCGGAACATGACACGGTTGCCGTCTTTGCCGGCGATATGCGGGAAACTGCGGATGCGGATCATTGCCGCGCCGTTGTCGGTATAGGCGTTCGGATCGAGCGCGTACACCTGGCCCGTTTGCCAGTCGCCAACGAGGTTTTGACCGCCATAGAACGAATGGCAGTTCATACGATGGCGCGACAGGCTGCCGTCCGCTTCGAGATACGCGCGCTGATGCCACATGCCGGACGCCAGATCGAAGCACCATGTCTTATTGGCGGTCGGAAAGGTCAGCACATAGAAGGCATGGCCTTCCTGCAAGTACGAAAAGCCGATCGCGTCATCGGTCCGGCTGTAAGTGCTGAATTCATGCGCGAGCGCAGGCGTTGAAATCGGCTCGGCGCCGTAGTTCTTGCCAGCGAATACGACGTCCTGCCCCTGCAGATCTTTCCCGAGCCAGAACAGCGCCAGGTCGATCTTTGCAACAGAGTGTTTCGCCGCACAGCCGTGCTCGATGAACACGCCAGGCATGCGCCCAAACGTGAAGTCGGAAGCGCCGGTGTTGTACCAGACCTCAGTTGTCAACTCGCCAAACAGCCAAACTTCGCGGTGCATCACGGCGAGCGTTACAAGGTTGTCCGAATACGTCGATTTCGACGCGATGTCGAGCGGATCGAACGTGATGTCGTTGAACTTCGAGATGTAGAACTGCTGCGAATTCGGCTTATTGAACACGAAATAGCCGTCGACGTATCCGACCGCATCAGCGCCATAGAACGCCGGGTCAGTTACTGCCGACATCTTGTTCTGCGTGATGTCGACCGTAAATCCAACGCTCGTTCCATCCACCACAAACGCCTGCGTGCCGTTATCCACCATCGCCACCGGGCCGCTTGACGTCGAGAGCGCGCCGAGCAGGTTGTATGTCAGCGAGGCGTCGACAAAGTACAGATTCGAGCCGACGACTTCGTATCGGTTGCCATTGCTCGCGGTGTAGATGCAGCGGCTTTCCGCCACGATCGGCGGCGTCGACGCGAGCGTGAGCCCCGGCGTCGGGTAATGCGTCGTCGGCGAGGGAGAGTCTTGCGGGTTCGACTCGACGTACAGGTTCACGCACCTTTGGGCGTTACTAATAAGGCTCTTTGCGGCATAGGCGCCGCCTGTCAGGGGAATTCGCATTCATTTTCCTTTTTCCCCGATCAAGTATCTCGTCGATCGGGCATCCGCGGTCCATGCGACTCTTTATCGTCTGGTATCTAAGGCCCGAAACATTGGCTGCCTCCACCAATGTCATCCTCCCAAGCGGGGTATCAACAAAGATGTTGGATCGCCTGTTTCTACACTGCGCAGACCTAGACGCCCAGCGGCAGTTCTCAGGGGAATACCCCTTGTCGTTGTCGATGCGATCTATCTGCAACTCGGCGGCGTAGGCTTGCCCCATGTCCGCGAAGAAGTTCTCGAACGATTGCCACCGATCGCACACGCGGATACCTCGGCCGCCATATATCGAATATGACTTGTGGGTTTTGTTCCTGCATCGCGAGAGCATGTTGGCCCAAACTTGGTACAGCGGGGTGCCCGTCATTCCATGCGACGCAACGCGAGAGGCCGCAACTTCTGCGTTCAGGCACCCACATGATTTGGAGTTGCCGCTGCTAAGGGAATTGCCTGCCACGACGGACTCAAATCCACATTCGCAAATGCACGCCCACATGCGCCTTTTGCCTCGATGGCCTCCTTCACCAAGAACTGTCCATCGCCCAAATTTCTTTCCCGTAAGATCGATTGCTCGCATAAACCCTCCTTTTGGATGAATGCGAATATACGGAAAATGTCAGGCGTTGTCCATCCTAGTATGGGCGATCGGCATATATATTCCACCGCTGCTTAGACCCTAAGCCCCTTGGCATTTGCATTGCCTGAATCGAGGTATTCATTCGCTTCACGATGCGCTTGGCGTTCACCGCAAGGCCGATCAGCGTGCGCTGCGGGTCGATCTGATACGACGGGGCCAGAAACATCGCCAGGTTGTAGCGAATCGCCGTCATGTACTCAGGCGGCAGGTTGATGACCGTTGCCGGCGTGGCGAACTGCGGCAGCGCTTCCATCGTCACGATGTGCAGCTCGAACGTGTTGTTCGGAACCGGGTAGAAAATCAGGTTGCCGAGCGGATATGCCGGGTCGTAATACGCATACGACGGGAAGGATTGCAGCGCCTTCAGAGCGATGCGCGCATAGTCCTCGCGCGCGTCGATGATCGTCACCGGGTAATCGATCGGCGTTGCGCTGCCCGCGTTCAGGCGCGCATATGCCGCATTGATCGCAATCGGCCGCTGAATGTTGAAATTGCCGCCTGTGCCGACGGTGTAGGACTGCGCGCCGGTCGACGGGATGGCGGTATCCACCAGGTGATAGACGCTCAGGCGTTCGCCCTGCCACTGACCGAGCATCATGTTCAGCGTAGCGAGCGCGTCCGCAGTGTCGTCGGCAGAGATCGACTGCCCGATGCCGAGCGCGCCGATGTCTTTCAACGCAAGCGTAATGAGATCAAGCGCGGTCGTAGCCATCAAGCAGCCTCAAGTGCGGCCCGAATCTTGTCGTCGGACCAACGTTTATCGATCTTCACGCCCTTTTCGGCGGCGATCTGGATCAGTGCTTCGCGCTCGTCCTCGCTATCGGAGCCGAGCAGCGCTGCTTCTTCTTCAGCCGATTGCACAAGCTGGTCGCCGATCCACTTTGGATAAGCGACAAATTCGGGGGATTCTTCGCGCGGCACAGGCGGCACGTATGCGGGCACGATCCATCCATCGCCGAGCGCGGCCTGTTCGTCGGCGCTGTTGACGATCTTCTGCGCGCCATCGGGGCCAGTGACCCACTTCGGAAACTCTTCGTATGCCATCGAGCCCTCAGAATGAAAAAACCCCTCCGAAGAGGGGTTCGATTGCTGGATCAGCGGCATGCTTACCTAATGATTTTGGTAGCCAATTCCGGGTAAATCGCGCTATAGCCGTACAAGACATCAATTCGACACGGCACCGTATCCGTGCCGATCGCGTACTGGCGGCTGATACGCATCGAAATGCCCTTGTGCATGCGGCGAGCGCCCCATGCGCCGTACTGCGCGACATCTTCCAAGTCAGCCGTCACGAGCGTGAAAGCATCCTTGTGATAGCCGAGGTTCGCGCTGTATTGCGTCGATGCAACGACGTCCCACGTCACCACGGCCGCGTTCGCCGGGCCAGCCGAAACCGTCTGATACTGCTGGTTCGATGCCGCGGTGTTGATCGCCGGGAAGATCGCGAGCGTTGCGTTGCCCGAGCCGTCGGCCGTTGCGTCAGCCGTCACGACGAACTGGCGCAACACGCCGGTCGTCTGGCGGTTCTGCGGGTTGACGCCGAACACGCCCGCGATCGTGAACACATCGCCCTTCTTGACCGTGGCAGCAGCGCCCAGGCCCGTCACGAGCAGCGACGAACCGGTTTGACCTGCGCCGGAAACGGTGCCGTTGGTGCGCGTGCCAGTCGTGAACACGTTCACGTTCTGATCCATGCCGATGTCGAAGCCGAGGCCTGACGGCGAGAAGATGCCCGACTCATACTGCGCGCCGACCTTGTTCGACGGGTTGAACAGGCCAGCAGCAGCCTTGACCATCGAGCCGTTCGTCGCCGGATCCCACACGACGGTGCGCTGACCATCGCGCGGCGCCGCTTCGTTATCGAGCTTGACGCCCGCATTCAGCAGAACCGAGATGTCGTTCGGCGTGGTGCCGACCGTGCCGATGCTGTTTGCAACGTTGCCCGCGAGCGCGAGGCCGTCGAAGTCGATTTTGTTGGCGATCGTCGCCATTGCCGGCTTGATGTAGCGATCGGCGAATTCGTCGACAACCAGCGTCAGTTCTTGCGAGCTGAACGTGAAGTCAACGTGAAACTGAGTCGTCAGCGTGATCGGAACCGAAGTTTCGTTCACGTTTTCGAGGTTCAGTGCCGGGCCGGTCGTACCGACAAAGCGGTTCGGCTTACGTGCGTTGACGGTCGAGCCGATCTTCGCGCCGCTGACAGCGAATTCCTTGCTGTATTCGCGGTTGATGCGCGAGGAGAACGTCAGGTTGTTCTCAAGAATCATCAGCGATTCGTCGAGAATCTTGGTCGGGGTGAGAAGCGTATTTGCCATTTATCAGCCTTTGTTTCGTTTCTTCCAGGCGATGTACTCGGCCGTCGACCCGAACTCAGCGGGCTCGACTGGCGCGGACTTCCCGCCAACCGGGGTAATCGGTGCGGGCGCCTTGGAAACTTGTTTCGGGGGAGTGGCTTGACCGACCTTCGCCTCAAGGCGGGCCAGTTCAAGCGCCATGCGCAACGGGGGGAGAGACAACAGACGTTCAGCGGCTTCGGGGTCTTGGCCGAGTGCGTGAAGCACCTTGTGGCCGTGATCCATCGCAGTGACGGCTTCCAGGAAGTCAGGCGATGCGCCGCCTAGCATCTGGAACGTGCGAAGCGACGAATCCCATTCGCGGCCGTACTCAGTCGCGCCAGACTCGAAAACCTTGTTGCAGTCGGCGTCGAACTTTTCTTGCTGAATGAGCTTCTTCGCCTCGGCGCGGATCTGGTCAGGCGTCATCGGCTGGCCGTTGTTCTGCTCGGCTGGCGGTTGACCCTGGCTGTATCGCGCTTCTGCGTCTGCTGCGCGTCGAAGTGCCTCGTGTTTCTCGCGCGTAAGCTGGTCGATACGCCGTTGGACCCAGTCACTTTTGGGCTTTTCCTGCTGCGGCTGCTCGACTGCTGCTGCGGTTTGCTCGGCGCCCGGTTCCGTGCTTACTTCTGCGGGCTGTTGCGCCTGTTCCTGCTCCGTAGGCGTGACGTTTTCTTGTTGCGGTGCTGCGTTTTCTTCGATTTGCATGGACGAGTCCAAGGATTTAGCCCGGTGATGCCGCGCCGGTACGGTGGTTAATGCGAATTCGGTTTAGCGCTGGCCGCCGATGATGTATTGCTCTGCCGTCGGCACAATCGGGCTGCCGGTCGTGTTCACGAACTGGATCGCCAGCGTGTTTGCCGCGGACACGCGCACGTTGCCGATCGACAGGCCGGTCTGGTGCGACGCCTTGTTGATGTCGATCGAGTCGCCGAGCTGCAAGCCGGGGACGGCGAACGTCTGCTCAGCGCTGGTGTTGGCGCCGACCGATGCGGGCGTGAGGGTTTGGCGGATGACGAACAGCGTGCTTACGGGCGTCGCGTTCGACGCGTCCTGCAAAATTCCGATGTAGCCGGGCATTCTTGTTCCTTATTGAGCGGGCAAAGAAAAACCCGCACTAGGCGGGCTCGGTTGTTGTTGCATCTGCTGCGATGGGTCAGGCGGTGGTTCGCCTTGCGGCGCACCTTCCGGCGAGCCGGTCTGCATCATCTGCATGACGACTTGCGTTGCGACGTGCGCCACGACTTGAGGATCGAGCGGCTGGCCGAGCGCTTGCAGGCGCTTGGTTTCGCTGTCGTAGGCTTTGATGCTGATTTCCTGCGCATCACTGCCCTGCTTCGCGTTCTGCAGTTCCTGCGTCAAGTGCTCGATCATCTGGCCCATCTGCTGCATCTTCTGCTGCATGTCCTGCTCTTGCGGGCTCGGACCTTCGCCCAAGATCGCCGGAGAGATCGTGCGATGCAGACGTTCAGCCACTTCATCAGCCATCGGGAAGTCAGCAGCCTTGAACAGCAGGTCGCCGGCAACCTTCATCAGTTCCTGATCCTGGCTCATGATCTGCGTGAGCGCGTTGAACGCTTCCTGCCTGCGCGTCTCGTAGTTCGGGCCGACTTCGACCGTCACGTCATAGCGGCCGATGCCAGGGTTGTAGATCAGCGCGACGTCCTTCAGGTGATCGCGCTCGCTCTCAGGCGGCGCCGGCTGTCCGTCAGGCAATCCGACCGGGTGTTGCTGATCCGGGTTGAACTGCGCAAATGTCTCCGTGCCGTCCTCGCCGATGATGCGGATCACGCGCTGCGTGTCGTAAATCTTCGGGATAAGGTCAATCAGGATGCGGCCGGTGTAGCGAATTGCTCGAGCAACGTTGTCGATGAAGTGATACGTTGCACGGTCGCCCTGCCGTTGCCGCGCCTGAATGGCGACGCCTGCCTGAGCGTTCGACTGCTGGCCGAACTGCTCCTGATATTGGCCGGTCGTCATCATCAGTTCTTGCTGCGCCGTCTGCATGCCTTGCAGGTACGCAGAAGCCCCTACAGGCGGTTGCTCGCGCTGCGGACGATCGATAGGCTGCCCCGACTCGTCGTAGGCGTTGTAGGGCAGATACGGCAGGTTGTCTTTGTTCGCGTTCGCCCATTCGCTTTCGAATCCCTCGAAGGCTGCGGCCGGGCCGACGAATGGCGTTTTCGTCTGAAGCGCGATGTATTCGACGTTAGCGCTCGACATGTAGTTGTACATGCGCTGCGCGTCTTTCTGGTTGCGCGTGTGGCCTTTGCGCTCTACCTTGCCGTCGATAACGATTTCCTCGCCGATGACGCGCACTATCGGGATGTAACGCCCCGCCCACGGCTTTTCGTCGATGATCTTGTCGCCGGCGATCAGATACCAGGTGATTTGCGGCTGGCTGACCGGGCGCTTCTGCACGCTCGGATCGTTCTCGATGATCTTGCGTTCTTCCGGGTCCTCGACTTCCGACAGCATCATCGGACCGTTGATCGGATGATTGATAAGCGTGTCGGTCTTGTGCGTCTTGCGGAAATACTCACAAACGCGGATCTTGTCCTTGCCGATCCAGTCGTCGCCGGTCGAATCGTCACCGAAAACGACGCTTTGCGCGTCCTCGCCCGGATAGGTCGCCTCGAATTCGGTCTTGCTCATTTGCTCGAACACGAAGGCGAACTTCATATCCGAGCCGTCGGCCGACTCAATATCCGGGTCGGTGTAGACCGTCAGCGGGTT